GTCTGTTTGGTGAGAGCAGTAATTTCATTCGAACCAACCTTAATCTTGGCCAAGTTCGACGCGATCATTTTCGCTGTTTCGCCGAGCTTGATGGCGCGTGAGCGAAGGAGTGAGGAGTTCAGGATTTTGTTGAGTGAGAACTCAAGAAACTCGAAATAGTCGGCTTGAAAGCCGCCGATCATTTCGCGATTCTTGAGAAGCCAGTCATAACCTTCCCAAACTGAACGTCCGAAGAATTTCTCCTGGATCCACTTTCTGAGTTGATTGATAGAATCAACCAAAATAGAAAGGGAAGCAGCAGATCTTGCGAAGTTCAGAAAAGTAAAGTTCTTTCCAAAATCTCTGAAGAAGGCAGTGGGTGTTTGGAGACCGGAGAGGACAACACCTCCAAAGGCGAAAAGCAAAAGAATAGCTTTGCCAAAGGAGATGGTGTCATCTTCGGCTCCTTGGAACATGGAGCCAAACATTTCCTTCCACGAGTCTGGGATGACCTTCTCAATGAAGATAGAAGATCGTGCCAGAATCGTGGAAGTAAGGATCGAGTGCATTCGCGAGGTTGGTGAAATGACCATGAGAATAGCTTTGAGGGCTACTGTCATGAGCATTGGATCAACCAGTGTGAATCGGTCGAACATTTCAAGAAAGATCTCCGAGAAAATCGGTTCCCAATCTTTGTCTCTGACTGCACGGGCAGCAGCGGCAAAGATTCGGGTCCGATTTTTCAGATCGTCTCTATCGATGCGACTGTTTGCTTTGGCAGCAGAAAAGACACCTTGGAGGGATGAGAAGAGTTCATTCATCTTATCAAAGGTGGCTTTCCCGCTGTCAAAGAAGTCGGAAATGTTTGGAGCGATTCCAGAAATTCGATCAGTAGCAGTAGCAAGTTTGGCGGTGGCGTGATTGATCCCAAGGAACGCTTCGTTCATACCTAGCGATGAAGCCGTGGCAGCAGAAGCAAGTTCTTGGGTGGCGTTGGAAAATCCAGAAAAGGCATCAGTCATGCACATCGAAGAATTGATGGCAGCACCGGAGAGGTTGTCAAGGGTCTCTTGGAGATTATCATTTGGTAGAATATCTCCGAGTCTCTTGGCAGCATCTCCGATGTTGATGATGGCTTGGGGGATCTGGAACATTTGAAGGGAAAGATCTGAAGAACGGGACGGCTGTCCTATTGTCGAGATCTTATTGCGAAAACCCAAAGGCGGAGAGCGAGGCAAAGGAATGCCCAGCTTGAGAGCAGGGTGAGCGTTGGAAATGTGGTTCCGGAGTTTTTCGCCATCAGAGACCACAACGCGGCATGTAGGACATTCGAGTTTATCGAACATCTTACATTCCGC